GAATCGACCTTGATTATATCTGCTTGGAGCTTTTTTATTTTATGGAGGTTGTTTTATGAAAGATTTAGTTTTTGTTAATCAGAAGAAAGAGGCCGTTACTACTTCAAGGATTGTAGCCGAAGAGTTTGAAAAGAGGCATGATAATGTTCTACAGATAATAATGAGGTTAAAAGAGCGTAGTCCTGATATATTTAACGCCCTGAAAATTAAGGGCGTTAAATATGTTGACGAGAAAGGGGAAAAGAGGAAAGAATATAAATTAAGTCGTGATGCGTATTCTTTTGTAGCGATGTCATTCACCGGAAAAAAGGCTGATAAGTTTAAGTTTCAATTTATCCAAGCCTTCAGTGAGATGGAAACCTGGATCAAAGAACGTCTCCAGAATTCTCTCGAATACAAGATCATGTCCGATACGCTTCATGAAGTTCGGTTGTTGGCTGGAAAAGATACGAAACATTTTCATTATGCTACTGAAGCCAAGCTTGTAAACTGGGCCATGACCGGAGAATTTAAACCTCTTGACCGTGAAGCGTTATCGCAAGATGAGCTTGACTTGTTGTATGCTCTCCAGAAACGTAACACTGTTTTGATGGGAGCTGGGATGATTTATCAGGACAGAAAGGAAGCATTGAAAATATTTACTGAATTAAGACATACAAGCGAATAAGTATGGAGAGGAGTATTGATTATGAAAGAACTTGAGAAGTTTATTTTGACTGATAAGCGGATTAAAGAGGTTGAGGCTTTAACACCGGAGGAGCGAACTAAGCTATGTGGCAGATATGGTGACGGGCGGTGCCATATCCCGTGTGCTGACAAGACGTTATGCAAAGGGTTCTCTCTACATAACGTCCATAACCTACCCCGGCAGCGGCGGGCATAGCCGATCTAACTTGTCTGCTGGTATGCCTAGGTCGTTTCTCTTGCTGCTCATTTCGTTGGGAACACCACTCATCATCACGGATGCACGAGCTAAAGCGCAGTTACCTTGAGTTTTTAACTCTCTATCATCATCGACTCTGTTACACTGACATTCATAAAACATATCAGAGCAGTGATTGACCCTGCTGCAAGAATTACATAAACAACCATCAATCGTAACGTCATAATATCTCACTAGCAGGGCAGAAAACTTTATTCGCTTTGCTGCTGAGGGTTGATATGCTTTACCAAGGACAACCGGACCGTTGTCGGCCTTTGTTGTGTTCCTGCCGCAGCAGATACGTGGGTTTGAGCCTATGATCCTGTTGATGCCGGTCTGATGATTGTTGCCGCAGTATTTACAGGTGACACGGTACGAGTAGTAACCACCTGAGTTGATGGGATGACCTGTGATAATTATTAGCCCATTATTATCAACACCCTTTTTCAGTTTTATGTAATTGCTGTTTGATGCTTTGAGGTGCCAGTCTTTTTTGTGCTCGTAAATCTTAACTCGGCGGCGTACTGTTTCGTAGCCTGTGCCCACTTTTTTCGCGATAGCTTCGATTTCTTTCTTTTTTGTTGTTTTAGTGTAACTCATGGGAAATCTCCACTTGACGATCAACGTGGGCTGACATGCCATAACCCAGTGCTACAAAACAACCAATACCTAGGGCTACGATCGTTACTAGGCATAGGATGTCGATAAATTCTATTGACTTTTTGTTCCTGTCTAATGTGTATTTATTTTTCTTCATTGATTTTGTCCTCGTATAGATTCAGTGCCTGCTCAATAGTGAATGCTACTGAGATGCCTAGGGCCTGCCTGGATTTGATAAACTCATCTCCTTTTTTACTCAAAGTTGATGAGAATTTGATTCGGTAGGTTTTTGGCCTACCTCGGGTTTCTTCTTTTTTCATTTATCTGCCTCGTATTTTTTTAGCCATGCCGTGGCCATTTCAATGTTGACTTCTTGTGTTATCTCAGGGGTCTTAGGATCTATCATACTCCGGAAGAGTACCATAGCTTCAGCCAGGAGTCTGCCACGTTCGTGGCGTGACTCTTCTATTTTTCTTAAATGTCGTTCTTCACTTGCCATTAACATTAAATCCATGATTCGTCCCTCATCTCGTCTAGTTTGCGATCAGCAGCGTCATAATACGCTGCTGTTTCGTTGTCGTTGTAGTCGGCCATAACCTCATCCAGCAGGGTTTCCCAATCAATGTGTGCCTCGATAAACCGGCTGTTGAAGGACTTAGGTGGGGTGATGTTGCGACCAGTGCCAAGCTCAACAGTCAGGTCGTATATCTCGATGTCTGGGTATTCCTCTGGCTCCATGCGTGTAGCTGGGCAGCCTTTGCTGACTGTGAAGCTGCCGGAGATGAGAACGTCTATCTCGTTGCCCATGATCTGCCAGGTTGTCCAATGGTTGAAGGTTTCCATTGTTGCTTTCCTCTTTAATACCAAGAATTCATTAATTCATCTTGCTCACAAGGCTCTGGCTGCTCCTCGTATTCCTCGATTGCCTGCTTTTTGGTGGTACAACCACTGCGTTTATAGCAGTGGATATATGCGTGAGCTTCTTTATCAAACTCATATAAACTTCCCTGTTGAAATCTGTATTGTTCTTTCATGGTCTTGTCCTCGTATCTAGGGTGGTTAGCGGTGGCTAATCGTTTGTTGTAATTAGTTCACCACAAAAGCAACAAAATATATATTTTTGTGTTTGAGGTGACGACCCGATCTTGAAGATAATTTTTTTCCCACAGTCTGTTAAATAGACTCGGTTTGCAGCATCTATGGCGTTCCAGCAGCAAGGGGTTTCGATGCCACCTTCCTTGTATTCTTCGATAAATTCATCAGCTGCATCGGTAGTGTCATTAAATTGGCTTTCAACTGTGTCATGGTGTCCCATTTGATATCCACAATCAAAAGCTGTGTGTAATTTATCAATTATACTCATGGTCTATTTCCTTAAATTGTTGAAATATAGTTGTAGTGTTTTTGGGCTTCTGTGAGTTCACTTGTTAAAGTTTCAACAAGATTGCTGTATTCTTTTGCTTCCCATGCTTCTAGATTGCCCATTGTTATCATTTGCTTTGTGTAATTTAATTGGCCTGTGAGTGATTCTATTTTTTCTTTTGCTAGTTTTTTCATGGTTTCGTCCTCGTCTATAGAGTGGGGTGATTCCCTCCCTATGTTTATATCTCTTCTTTGCGATTTTAGCGGCGGCTAACTTCGTCACAAAATGCCTTGGCTTGGATTTCGTACTCTTCAGTATTTTCGCCCAGGTTCATTGAATGGGCTAATTCTTCCCACTCTTGGTTGAGTGCGTCACATTCTGCCTGGTTGTAGTCCTCAGTATTGTCAGTTCTGAATAATTTCATGATCTTGTCCTCGTCTCTAAGGTGGGTTGATTCCCTCCCTCTCTGTTAAATACTATATATCCCCTCTTTAATATTGTCAAGAAAATAAAGACAGTATTATTTATTGTAGCTATTTATTTTTAATATTTGTATATTATGTGTTCCAAGTATTACTTCCTCTCTGTTGCGGCCCCTCCTTCTGGAGTCCGGCGTGTGCCTCGTCTCTCACTGCCTGGGCCGCAACTTCTTTTCAGACGAATCTTAGGCGAATTAATGCAGGATACAACAGAGTGTCATCCTGGCTGTGCTTGTTGCTGCTGCGGTCAGCAGGCAATCGTGTATTGGCCTTGTGCTTCTTGGGATACTCAGACACTACCATATTGTTGTCAGTGTCTAGAGCGTGCTAAACGGGCGTTGCTCGTTGTTGATAATGATAAAATGGGTTGTCCGGTTTGATTTATATTATTGATTCTCCATTGTCTGTTGTCCTGCCCCGGAAGACTAAAAAAGATAAAAAATTTAGTTTAAATTTGTCAATATATCGCAACACTCATCACCAGATCCTCAATCAAGCTAAGATTGCATATAAAAAAGTTATGACTTGGCAGATATCTAAGCTGCCAGAATTTGATCGAATCAGGCTTAAATTTATCTTATATCCTAAAACTAAACGATTAACTGATATTGATAATGTATGCAGTATTCATGCTAAGTTTTTGCTCGATTCTCTGGTCGAACTGGGTAGAATTAAAGACGATAACTATCTGTATGTTGATGAAATAACGTTTAAATTTGGTGCTGTGGATAAAGAGAATTCGCGAGTGGAGATAGAGATTCATGGAGTATAAAATAGCTAGGGGCCTGAGTGTTATTGTGCTAGAAAAAGATGTCGCAGACATGATAGATAAGGGGTTTGTGCCGCTTGGTGGTGTTGATGTTGCCTGGTATGGCGGTGAGGAGATGATGTTTTTCCAGGCTATGATAAAACGTGGAAATGGCTTGGGTATGCGTGATCGTCATAAGTAGTGCTTGACAATTATGTAATGCTGTGCTTGTATTTTTACGTGGAGTTTTACAATTTTGTTATGAAAAAATAAGAAAACCAATATGCCTAAAGGAAATCCAAACCCAAAGCCTGGCCCTGGTCGCAAGAAGGGTGTGCCGAATAAAAACACAGCACAGCTTCGTGACATGATCCTCAAAGCCCTTGATATCAAGGGTGGCCCTGAATATTTAGCACGTCAAGCTGACGAGAACCCTGGGCCATTTATGGGCTTGCTGGGCAAAGTTTTACCTACGCAGCTCACCAATTCTGAAGGTGGTGATCTGTTTGAGAAAATGACAGATGTTCAAGTCGATGCTCGGTTTGCTGCGCTCATGCTCAAAGTTGGGCAGATTGAAAACAAATGACTCGTAATGAAAAAATAGAAGTCATAAAAACTATTGAGCAGAAAATGCTGCGTGACTCTCGTCGCCAGCTCTACACGTTGTATCCTGACACCGGGCCGCTGCGCCGGGAACTCTACCCCAGACATTTAATGTTTTTCAAAGCAGGCGCTAAGTATAGAGAGAGATGTGCTCTGAGCGCCAACAGAATTGGGAAAAGTTTTGGCATGGGCGGCTACGAAACCGTGCTCCATCTCACTGGATTGTACCCGGACTGGTGGGAAGGTAGGCGTTTTAGTGAGGCTGTTGATTGGTGGGTGGCAGGTAAAACAAACGAGACAACTAGAGATATTATCCAGACTATTCTGTTTGGCCCTGTTAAGCGGGAACAAAATGGCACGAAATATTTTCTGGGTACAGGTCTGGTGCCGCATAAACTTATAAAAAATATTACCTGGAAGCAGGGCGTTAATGACTTGGCTGATACAGTTGAAGTTGAGCATGTTACGGGTGAAAGGTCAATATGTGGGCTGAAGTCGTATCAGCAGGGCCGTGGTGCTTTCGAGGGTACTGCTAAGCATGGAATATGGGCTGATGAGGAAGTTCCGATAGAGATTTATGGTGAGTGTATTATAAGAACAGCAACGACTAAAGGGTTGTTTATGCTGACGTTTACGCCACTTGAGGGTATTTCTGAGGTTGTGCGTAGCTTCATGCCTGGCGCTGGCAATAGTGATATTACCGAAGTCGTTACAAGTGACGCTGGTATGGTCGAGATTACTCCATCAAAGGCTACAATCATGGCTGGGTGGGATCACGTGCCGCATCTCGACGAGCAAACTAAGCGTGAACTGCTTTCATCCACCCCACCTCATCTCCGTGATGCCAGATCTAAAGGCATCCCATCCCTTGGCTCCGGTGCCATCTACCCTCTCCCCGAAGAAGATATTAAGTGTAAACCGTTTCGCATCCCTGCGTGGTGGCCACGCTGTTACGCTATGGATGTGGGCTGGAATCGCACTGCTGCAATCTGGGGTGCTATTGACAAAGAGAACGATGTAACCTATCTGTACTCGGAATATTACCGAGGCCAGGCAGAGCCAGTTATTCACGCTCAAGGCATTAAAGCTCGTGGCGATTGGATACCTGGTGTTATTGATCCAGCAAGCCGTGGCCGGGCCCAGAAAGATGGTGCTGTGCTTTATGACATGTATGAGGATCTGGGCTTGCATATAACTCCCAGCAAAAATGCTGTAGAGGCTGGCATTCAGATGGTTTGGGAGATGTTAAGCACTGGCAGGCTCGTTGTCTTTGATACGCTGCAAAACTTTCTGTCAGAGATTAGGCTCTATCGCCGTGATGAGAATGGCAAGATTATCAAAGAATACGACCATCTTTTAGACTGCCTACACCCAGACACAATGGTTATAACAGACAGGGGCAAGAGGAAGATATCAAGTTTAGTTGGGTGTTCGGGTAAAGTGTTGACTGTATGCGATACTTTTGTTAGGTTTAAGCACTGTAGAAAGACTAGGGTTAATCAGAAGATTTATAAACTTTGTTTCAGTGATGGTAGCATTGTTCGCTGTACCGGGGATCATAAATTTCTAACTCCTAGTGGATGGGTCAAGGCTATTGATATGCCTGGCCATAGTGCTTTTAAGTCTAACGGAGGTATTGAATGCAAGAGCCAGAAAGAATTACGTCAACCAGGCAAGATTTCGGCGGGGTTAAATACTACTTGTGTGGAAAGTATTATCAATCGGACGGAAAAAGATTACATAGGCAAGTCTTTAAATCAGAACATGGCGACATTCCTAAAGGTTTTTGTGTCCACCATAAAGACTTTGATCGCTCAAACAATAGTAGCACCAACCTTGAACTTATGTCATCGTCAGCACACATGTCTTTGCATGCCACTGGAAGGACAAAGGGCGAGCGATTGTCAGACAACGCTCTACAGGCAGCAGCTAAGTGGCACGGGTCTGAAAAGGGTAAAGATTGGCACAAAAAACACTATGAAGATTTCGAGCATTTGCTCCATCAAAAAATTGAGTATACGTGTGAAGTCTGTGGTAAGAAATATATTACAGATAAATGTAAAAGGAACAGGTTTTGCTCGAATAACTGTAAAACAAAGTCAAGAGCAAGATCAGGTGTTGACAACGAAGAAAGAGAATGCTTGTGGTGTGGAAAGCGTTACACAATTAATAAATACTCCGTCACTCCTAACTGCTCAAGGTCATGCGGTGGTAAACTTGGTGTCCTTAAACGTAGAGGATTGTGTTAGTGATGTGTATTGCATGGAAGTAGAACATGGACATGCTTTCGCTGTAGAAGGTGGAATTATTGTTCATAATTGTGTTAGGTATTTATGTCTTTCAGGTTTAGAAGAAGCAATAACCAAACCAGCGCAGCGACAGATTAGTCGTGGTAATGTTGCTGTTTACGATACAGTTGTGGGATATTAATATGATTGATGAGCAGACAGAGCAAAATAGCGATGGGCAGCAGACAGACGATGATGTGTTGCGTGTACTCGCGTCTAGGCTTGGTGCTCAGGCTGAGGAGCAAGTCAGGGCCAGGCAGATAATCGAGGATAGAATGTTGCAAGATTACACCTTGTATCAAGGTCAGTATGACACCGCAATCCAGGGTGATGGCTCTAAATTATTTGTTAATATCACTCGCAATAAGACCACAGCTGGCGAGGCCCGGCTGTCCGACATGATCTTCCCTACAGATGATCGTAATTGGGGAATATCTGAGACACCTGTTCCCACGCTGGTTAAAGCAATTGACACACCTAAGCCTGTTTCTACTGCGCAGGGCAAGCCCATCCCCGGACCTGAAGGTAAGCAGCTGACTACTGGTGATCTAGCAGCGCAGGTGAACAAACAAGCCAGTAAAGCTGCTGAGGCCATGACGTTAGAGATTGATGATCAGTTAACTGAAGCGAATTATTCGGCTGTTGCTCGTAATGTGATCCACGAAGCGGCTGTGTTGGGTACTTCTGTTATTAAAGGGCCAATCCTCACAGGTCAAGTCAAGCAAGCCTGGGTTAAAGATGATGCTGGTGAATACTCTATGCAAGTTATGGAGTCTATTGTACCGACAACTGAGCATGTATCTGTGTGGAATTTTTTCCCTGATATGTCAGCAGCTACGATGACTGAAGCTGAGTTTGTGTTTGAGCGTCAGTATCTCACTAAAAAGATGCTGCGCAGTTTGCTTAAATTAGAGGACACTAATAAGCCAAATATTAAGCGTGTCCTGGCAACTCAACCTGATGACGGCCCAGAAGAGGCTTATCTCAATGATCTACGTTGTGTGACTGCTGGTGACACCACAACAAATAAGAATAAATATAAAATGTGGCTCTACTACGGGCCGATCAGTGTTGAGGATCTACAGTCCGCAGGCGCTCCCGGCATGGATGAGTTTGCTGAGGATGATGATAATCCAGACGAGGTTACCGGCTGCGTATGGTTTGTTGGTAATCATGTAATCAAAGCATACATTAATCCACTTGAATCAGATGATATTCCGTATTCAGTGTTTAATTGGGAAAAGGATGATTCAAGTATTTTTGGTTTCGGTATCCCATACTTAATGGCAGGGCCGCAGTCTATCATTAATGGTACTTGGCGTATGATGATGGATAATGCAGGGTTATGTACTGGGCCGCAGATTGTGGTTGATCGTGACTTGGTTGAGCCAGCTGATGGTACGTGGGGGCTAACTGCTCGGAAGTTGTGGTATAAGAAGCGGAAAGACATGCCGATCACTAATGCGTTTGCAACGTTTAACATCGCATCGCATCAAGCAGAGATGCAGCAGATTTACACTATGGCCCGGCAGTTAGCTGATGAAGAGACAAGCCTGCCATTAATCGCTCAGGGTGAAACAGGGAGTCATGTAACGGATACAGCGTCCGGTATGAGTCTGCTGATGAATAGTGCTAACATTGTTCTGCGCCGGGCTGTGAAAAACTGGGATGATGATATTACTACTCCCTTGATTACTCGGTTCTATGACTGGAATATGCAGTTTAGTGAGCGTGATGAAATTAAGGGTGACTACTCGGTAGTTGCTCGTGGCTCCTCTCATTTACTTGTCAAAGAAACGCAGGCAAAGAATGCTGCGTTATTGTTCAAGATGGCTATGGCCCCACCGGTTGCTGGGATTACCAATTTTGAGTCAGCGTATGAAAAAGTTATCACTTCAATGCAACATGATCCAGATGAATGGATTAAACCCAAAGAAGAGCGTGAAAAAGACAAGCAGCCACCACCTGAACTCCAGATTCAAATGAAGCAGATGCAGATGGATGAAGCCCGGCTTAAAATGGAAGCTCAGGATAAGGCCGCTACTCAGCAACTTAATGCTGCAGAGTTGAAGCAAGATGGTGAGTTGAATATGTTGAAGCTGCAATCTGAGCGTGAGATTGCCATGGCTGGCATGAGTTTAGAGGAACGGAAGATAGTGCAGGATGGTCAGTTTAAGGCTCGCTCCGAGATGATAAAAACAGAGTCAGAGGAACGGTCAACAGCTGCAGCAGCTAGGGCAGAGAATATTCGTTCCTCTGTGCAACTCAAAGAGATCCAGCGTAAAGATAAAGAGTTGCTGTTTAAGATGCGCTCCGGCAGGCAAGGGATTTAAGTCATGATAGATAGATATTCAGAAACTTGGAAAAATGTGAATGAATGGGCTAATGGTCTGATGACTGTCTTGATTGATGATTTAATCCTTGAAGACAGTGATATCGTTCGTGGTAAAATCCAGATGTTGACTGATCTGCTTGACCTGCCGAGCAAATCAGATCATCCACCAAAACTAACAATTAATAATTATTAGCCGCTGAGGATAGCCGCACATGCCAGAAAATATTGACGTAACAGAAGAGCCTGAAGTAATTGATACCGTAGCCGTGGCTGAAGAAGAGTTTGCCGAGGCGTTTAATGAGTCGGAGCCTGCTCAGGATGATGAATCGGTTCAGGATGACCAGGAAGAGGAGCAAAATGAAGAGGCCGAAGAGACTAACGAGGGCACAGAAGATAGCACAGCGCAGGAAGAAGAAGCAGATGATAGCGCAGGAGAAGAGACTAGCGAAGCAATAGACGCTACTCCTGATATCTGGGCAAAAGTTGACCCCGCAGCAAAAAAAGCGTATGATGACTCTATTACGAATGCTAAGGAATGGGAGCATAAGTATAAATCTGACCAGGGCCGATTCCTAGCAGCTCAAAAAGCAATACAAAATCCGGTGCAAACTACCCGGACCCACATAGCCCAGAAAGCCACTGAAGCACTGGCAGATCCTGAAAAGTGGGCGACTTTTAAAGAAGACTACGCAGACATAGCCACAGCAATGGAAGCAAAATTTGCTCATGAGCGTGAAGCGCTGCGAACTGAAGTGTTACAAGAAGTACAAGCACCGATCAACTATTTAAGATATGCTGAGGAACAACGTACCGAGCAGACATCATTTGCCGTATTAGACGCTGCACATGATGACTGGCGCGATGTTGTAAATTCTAGTGAATTTAATAGTTGGATTGTAGAACAACCGCAGTCAGTTCAATCAATGATGTCAAGTAAGAACACTGCCGATGCCGTGTACCTGCTTGATAATTTTAAACGATTAACTGTACCAGCCGTTGCCGAAACTGAAACGAACCTAAAAACTCAGCGGAAACAACGGTTAAAAGCATCGGTTAGTGCTCCCACCAAGGGAACCAGGACAAAACCTAAGTCCATGCCGAATGATTTTGATGCCGTGTTTGCCGCTATTACGTAATGAGGCAACACAATGGCAGTTACAGACTATGGCGATATCTCGCCACGTACCGCGGCTTATGCTGCAAAAGATATGCTCATCCGAGCTGTCCCCTATCTCGTCTTTGAGAAATTTGGACAGTCCCGCCCACTCCCCAAGAAAAAATCTAAAGTTCAAATCTTCCGTCGTTACGAAGCGCTGGACACCACTCCTGCTGCACTGACTGAGGGAACCACCCCAGCCGCCAAGCAGCTGACCAAGACTGACGTTTCCTGCACCCTGGTGCAGTATGGTGATCTTGTTACTATCACTGATGTTATCATGGACACTCATGAAGACAATGTGCTTTCCGAGGCTACTGACGTACTTGGTGAGCAGGCTGCACAGCTTATTGAGATTACTCGGTTCAACGTGCTGAAAGCTGGTACCTCTGTTGAGTACGCTAACGGTTCAGCTCGTAGTGATGTTAATACCGCATTGACTCGTGCGCTGCAGCGTAAATGTATTCGTACTCTTAAACGTAACAACGCAAAGTTGATTACTAAAATTGTACGCTCTACCGCTGCTTATGAGACTGCTAATGTGGCTCCTGCCTATGTTGGCATCATCCATCCTGATTGTGAGAGTGATATCCGTGACATGACCGGCTTTGTTCCTGCCGAAAAATACGGCACTATCACTCCCTGGGAGAATGAGATTGGTAAGGTTGAGGATGTCCGTTATGTCTCTTCAACTATCATCGAGTCTTGGGCTGATGCTGGTGATACACACGGCACTATGATTAGTACTACTGGTACTGATGCTGATGTCTACCCTGTAATCTATCTCGCTCGTGATGCCTATGGTATCGTTCCTCTCAAGGGCCAGAACGCTCTTACCCCCATGGTAACTAATCCTAAGCCTACCGACTCCGATCCTCTGGCACAGCGTGGTCATGTTGCTTGGAAATCAATGCAAACCTGTGTCATCCTCAATGATGATTTCATGGTTCGGGCTGAAGTTGCTGTTGTAGATTAATCCCACCCCACTTATCCCTAGTCCCCTTTCGACAGAGAGGGGACTAGACTACTTTTATATAGGAGAAAACCGATGGGTTTCTTTAATTTAAACGGCGCACGAGGCGGCTCTATGTGTATGACCGCTGGTGGTGTTGCAGAAGGTACTAACTCTGCTACTATCCAGTTGGCTGTCGCTATTGATTTTGCTATTGATGGCGTAATTTCCGAGAAGGCAATCACTGATAACCTGGCTATTACCGCAGCTACGGAGCAGGCTGTCAGCACTAAATGCTGCTACCTGGCTTATATTAATGCTGCTGGTACTGTTGCTACACTGAAAGGCTCTGAAATTGCTGTATCAGCTAATGCTGATGATTTTGTGTTCTGGCCAGAATGTCCAGACGGCTTTGCCGCATTCGGTGGGTTTACTATCGTAACTGATGCTACCCACACCTACACTGCCGGTACTACTGATAACAGCGCCACCGGTATTACTGATGTTTACTTTGATATGATGCAGGTTCCTGTTGAGCCTTTGTCTGCGTAACTGTTGTTTAATTAATTACCCGGCTGGAAAATCCCGCCGGGTAATAACTTGAAAGGATAATAAAAAATGATTGATGTAAAGACCGCCTCTTTTGACGATTTAATGGCTGAGGCCGTTGAAGTGCTTGGCCTTGAAGTTTCTGCCGACATTACTGTTGATTCACTCCGTATTGTCGTTGACGGTGCTCAGGGTGGTGTTGATAAGCCTACTGCTGCAGTTCTTGAAGATGACAACGTATCTGAGGATATAGTTATCCGTGGCCAGGCTAAAGACCTGGGGATCAAAGGCTGGCATAATACTGGCATCGCAAAGTTAAAAGTTAAAATTACAGATGCACTCGATGAGGCTGAAATTGACCCTGAAAAGCTGCGGGTAATGAAGGCTGAGGAAGGTAGGAAACCTGAGAACCGTAAGTTGGTTATCTTCCATAATCAGGACGGCGCAGACGGAACTGGTGACGTAAAAATCAATGTTAATGGGTTTCGCTATCGGATTAAGCGTGAAGAAGAAGTCAGCTTACCGCAAGAGGCGTTGAACGTGATTAATGATGCAATCATCACTTCATTTTACCGTGACGAGGTAACAGGTGAAATCAGAGAGCGAAATCAACGCAGGTTTAATTACTCGGTTGTGTAGATATGAATAAACTTGAATTGTGCAGAAAATTACAGCTTGTAGCCTCATTACCAGGTGATCCAATGCCAACCACGGAGGGTACAACTGTCGGGATGAATAATAAGGTAGTCAA